CTATCGACAGGAATAGATGACAACTCTAATGCAACTGCGATTACTATAGACTCTAGTGAGAATTCAACCTTTGCTGGAAATATAGTAAAGGGCAATCTAACCATAAGTGGCACTGAAATAGATTTATCAAGCGGTAGTTTGACAATAGATGTAGCGGGTAACATAACATTAGATGCTGATGACGCGGGTGAAGTTAGATTTAAAGATGGTGGAACTCATTACGGAACAATAAAGAAAGACGGTAATAATACCCTCATTCAATCTATCGTTGCTGATGGGGATTTAGTTTTTCAAGGTATTGATGGCTCGTCTTTCGTTACCTCAATGTATATGGATATGTCTGCGGGTGGAAATGTGGGAATAGGAGCTGCGCCAACTTTAGGTGCGCTTCACGTTACAAGCGCAACAAATGATATAGTAACTTTTGAAAACACAAGTTCAGGAACAACAGGCGCACAATTAGCTTTATTCCATAACTCTAGTTCACCAGCAGATGGGGATAGAGTAGGTGCATTAACTTTTCAAGGTGATGATGATGGTGGTAATCATACTACTTACGCGGGTATAAGAGGATTTGCTACTGATGTTAGTGATGGTAGTGAAGACGGTAATATGACATTTCACGCTACTGTGGGCGGAACTTTTTCTGAAGTTATGCGCATTGACTCTATGGGAGTCCACGCTTCACTTCCTGCACAAACAGGAATAGGTAAATTTGGTGGTACTTCTGCTAATGCTGTATCACTAGGAGATGATGGATTACTTGATATATCTCAAGGGGGCACTTGCGGTGCTTGGATTGTCCACGTTTATGAAAGAGGAAGCGGTGCAGGTGCTTACTATTGGTGCGATTATGATGGTACTACAAAACTAAAAGATCAAGAACCTGCTGGTGGAGCAGGTTTTGCAGCTAGTGATGCAGATGGGTATTACTGTCTTTACAAGGGTGATAATTCACATACTGTTTATTTTAAAAATAGAAACGGATCAACTAGATCCTTTATGATAACAATATTTGGCGCAGAGGTTTAATAAAATGGCTTTAAAATATGAAATACATAAAATGCACACAGATGATGATGATTCATCTAAGACTAAAGTAGGGTTTAAAATTACTAGCGATTCTGGTTCAGTACTTATTATTGATAAATTAATAACTACTGGAAGCAAAACATCAGAACAAATAGTAACTGAAGCACAGACAGCTTCTAAATCTGAAATTGATGAATGGCAAAAAACGCAGTCCAACATTGGTCGCGTGTGGGATGCAGATAATAATAAATTTGTATAAAAACATTAGAGGACGCATAGATGGCACTTCAAAGTAGTGGAGCAATCTCCATGTCTCAAATCGGAACAGAACTCAGTAACGCAAGTAGAAGCCTAAGAACCCTTAGTGCTGCTGCTGGTAAATCAACTCCAGATTCAATGTCTGAGTTTTACGGATACAGTTCAGGTAGTTTTAGTTGGAGCAACATCAGTACATCTACGTCTGATGCTTTTGTCACCACAAATACTACTACTACGAATATTGGATCTACAATTACTTTAAGATTCAATTTAACTAAATCAGGTAACGATGCGAACCAGTACATCGTGATATACAAAAATGGAGCAAGCCAAGTCCAACTGACTTCAGGCAACACAGATTTAACTGGGGTTACATCCAGCGATACATTCTATGCTGCTGTCTACAATTCTGCTGGAGAAACTTTTACTGGAACGATAACCATCACGGATCAAACTAATGGAACTCAGTTAGATACTGCAACAATTTCTTATTTTAGGGAACAAGAATAATGGAATCCACTGATAAAGATTTAATTGATATAGCAGCAGCTTCTACAGGTGTAGCAACATACGCTCAAATCCTTCCCAACGTAGCTGCTTTATTTACTATCGTGTGGCTGGGAATACGCATCTTAGAAAGCGATACAGTCCAATCAATCAAAGATAAGGTTTTAAAACTATGCAAATTGAAAGATTAAAAGATCAACTAAAGATACATGAAGGTGTAGTCTTAAAACCGTACAAATGTAGTGCTAACAAGCTCACTCTTGGGATAGGAAGGAATATAGAAGACAACGGTATTTCTATGGAAGAAGCTGAACTTATGTTGGCTAATGACATAGATGATTGCATCGTGGATCTAAAGAGAAACATTGGTTTCTTCGATGATCTACCTGAAACAATACAGGAAGTTATGGTCAACTTATGTTTTAACATTGGTATAAACAAATTGTTAAACTTTAAGAAGACTATAGGCTTACTAAGAGATGAAAAATACTTAGAAGCAGCCGATGAAATACTAGACTCTAAATGGTCAAAACAAGTAGGACAAAGAAGTCATGATCTAGCAGACATGATACGAAGCTGTGCATCCTAATGTTAGACGATGTAATACGTCTAATTAATGACGTTGGATTTCCAGTAGCCAGTGCTGGTGCTTTAGGTTTCTTTATATGGAAGTTGATTAACAGAATAATCGACAACATGGAAAAGAAAATAGACCTACTCGATGAAAAACTACAGAGCATCATCAATGCCTCCGAAGACAGATTGGCATCAAAACTAGATACGCAGTATGGGGTGCAGGTCGCGCTCATAGATAGAGTCAGGGCATTAGATAATCAAACTATCAGGCAGGATGTCTTACTAAAGACACTTCTTGGTGTTCCTAATTTAATTGAAATAGATAAAATTGCTAAGGCAACCAGAGATGACCAAAGAAAAGATTAAGCAAATGTTTTTATTAACATTACCAGTATTTGTGTTAGTTACTTTCAGTAAGATCAAAAGTGACGAAATGGCATACCAATTTAAGTCACCTTCTTTTTCAGGAATTAATACTTCAAGTCACTATTTGACTGTGGATTCGCAAGAATCAGCTCGTAAACAATCTATTAAAGATCAATTAGAAACCTATCAAGATGATTTAGAAAGAGAAGCAGACAACACTACACTTGCAAGATTTATACGCAACTTGGAATCTCGTATCTATGCACAGCTATCGAGACAAATGGTAGAGCAATGCTGTGTATCTTGGGGTACAACTACTAGAAAGTAAAAGAGCCGATAGGAACAGAAATTTG